TCAGGAGCAAAATCTTTGTTTTCGGCATTCTTTTTGATATCCTTCATCCTCTTGATTGGATCAACAGCGGCTGTATCAGTTTTATCTGTAACAGTTCCAGCGTCAACCAAATACCATTTATCCGTGAATTTGTTCTTCTTTGGTACACCAAAGTCAATGGTAAGTGAAGTACCAAGTGGGTTGTTAGAAGAATCGATAACCAGTTTACCCTCATTAGATACAATCTGATGTCTTTGATATCTCATAGTGTTATAGTTACCACCAAGTAACTTATCTACACTATTGAACAACAATCGCATCACCGTATTTTCAATTTGTTCATCGACACCTCCGATTCTTTCGGCAAGAGCCATCATTTCACGCATGATTTTTCTTGAAATCGGAATCTCGTGTTTGAACGTGGGTAAACCTCCTTGTTTCAACTCCATTCCTTCGGTCGATTTGGTTGCACCATCAGAATCGATATCTACATAAGTAGCCATCGAATAGATGTTGAATGCAGCCTCTATCTGCGAATAAGTAGGACTGATAGGGATATTCGGATTCATGGGGAATCCCATTTGCGAATAAATCTCCTCTGCGTTGTACTTTTCTGCGAACGTATCTTCAACCCACAGATTGAATGCGTCGTTACCGGTGAATCCGAGAGAGGCAAGCCCCTTTCCTACCAAGTCGTAAAAATTTCTATCTCTTTGTAACATAATGTCCTCCTTTCTTAATCTTCTCTAACAAATTCAATCATTGGTAATTGATCCTCGATTGCGGCAGGCAATCCTCCGCCTGCAACTCTATCGGCATAAATACGTCCTGCACGTACAACGGCACATGTAGCGTGGATAGTGCCTTCCGGCATATACACATCTTCAAATATTAATCCGTTTACTTCATTTAAATTAGCTTCTTGTGCATTAGTTCCTTTAACCTGTGTTCCGAATACCGCAACAACCCCAGTATTACCCGTATCTTCAAATACAGGTTCTTCTTTTACGCCAACTGCATCAGCGGCGAATACCACCATATTACCGTTAGCCGTTACACTATAATCGGCAAAGGCTGTAGCTGCAATTGCCGCAGCAATAGCTTCAGGTGTTTCATTCCCAGTTAGTGCTACATTAACATCATTACCGTTAAGTGTAATGGATATATTACCTTCGGCAGTAGCTCCATTTGCTATTACCAGGATGTTGACTTCTTTAGTACCGGGATTTCCGTCAGCGGTAACAATATCGACTTCTTTGCCCGGCCCGTTAAACTTCACCATCGTCCCTGCGGGGATTATGGTATTTGGAGGGAATTTATCGGGATCGATTGTCCCTCCGCCTTGATAAAGCTCACGAACACGAGACCATATGACCTTGCTCTCACCAATCTTTTGAGAACCTTGTACAATAGTATTAAATGTTCCTTTGTTCATTGTAATTTTTTTTTAAAATTAATTTTCTTTTTTAGGAAGCTTACCGCTTTTTCTAAGACTTTCTTTAAAAGCCTCCCTTTTAGCCATTGCTTCCTCTGTACTCATATGTTGCGCCGCAGCCCTCTGTCCTCCACCGTAAGGCGTTGCACCATTACCGGTGTATTCTTTCAGCTTTTGTTCGTAGGTCTTTTTTACCTGATCCAAAAGAACGTCTTCGGTTGCTTCATCCGGTATTTTCACGAATTCGACAACATCGTTCCAGATAGCTTTATTCGCAACTTTAAGTTCTGCAGCCTTTGCCTTGACGCTATTGCGCAACGAATTGATGGCATTTGCCTTTCTTTCGTTTGCCAACGCCTGTTCGATAGCCTCCAGCCGCTTTAACAACTCTGCATCTCCTTCCGAAGGGTTCTCCTTCTTTGTTTCTGCTTGTCGCTCCCGGCTATTTTTTAGCTCGTTCAATTTTGCGTCCACCTGCTTTCTAACCGTGGTTGCTGCGAAATTCGACATATTGCCCTGAAACGACTTAATAAGCTTAACGGCTTTGTCGTAAAAGGCTTCATCGGGTTCGGCATCATCAGGTAAATGCAATTTGATGTAATCCGAAATGGACTGATCCGATACGTCGGTTTGTCCGACTCTTTCTTTGATTTGGGATAAGATTTTTTCTAATTCCATTTTTATAGATTTAATATAATTTCTATATTTGTTGCAAATATATGGATTAATTTTGTATTAACAAACAATAAGTGAAAAATTTTTACTATTTTTGTAAAAATAATGACTAAATGGGTATTTTTTCCGGTATATCATATAAAGGCAAACAGGTCTATTCTTACGAATATATCGATAAGTTGCGTGAGGACGATCAAAAGAAGCGTAATCCTTATAAAGTAATCGCACAAAAAGGTGGTCAGGAGAACATCTTAAAATCAAATGCGGACATTATCATAGGAGGAGGATCTCGCGGCGGTGGTAAAACTGGAGCTTTGCTTTTGGAAGGATTAAAGGATTACAACAATAAAGATTTTCGGGCTATTATCTTTCGTAGGGAAGTAGATGACTTGTCAGACATAATCGATCAATCGTCAAGATGGTATTCAGATTTCGGTACATATAATCGTTCGAAGGCAGATATGACATGGAATTTCAATTCAGGATCTATATTGAAATTCAATTATTATTCCGATCCTTATGAAGATTTTAAAATACGTATGCAAGGGAAGCAATATGCATATATAGGTGTGGACGAAATAACCCATATGGAATATAATAAGTTTAAATATCTTATTACGATCAATCGTAATGCATACAGAATAAAAAACAGATTTATTGGTACATGCAATCCAGATCCCGATTCATGGGTAGCCAAGTTCATCGATTGGTGGATAGGCGAAGACGGATTACCAATCAAAGAAAGGGATGGTGTGGTAAGGTATTGTTTTATGGATGGTGATGAGGTACAAGACATATACTGGGGCGATACAAAAGAAGAAGTATATGAACAATGTAGAGACATTATAGACAAATATTGGCTTGATTCTTATTCAATCTACGGTTCACCCGCAGACTTATTCGTTAAATCCGTTACTTTTATAGAAGCCAAACTAGCAGACAATATTCAATTGTTAAGGTCTGATCCGACTTATCTTGCCAACCTGGCCGGACAGTCTGAAGAACAAAGGGCAAGGGATTTGGAAGGTAACTGGCATTTCAAGACTGTGGGAGACGATATGATCAAGATGAAAGACATGGAGAATTTCTTCGATAATCCCCAACAGTTGGGCGATGGCGTAAGAAGGGTGTCGCTTGATGCTGCTTTTGACGGCGGAGATAATCTTGTGATGATTCTTTGGGTCGGCTGGCACATTAAAGATCTTTTTGTGTGCCGTAAGAACTCCAAAGACACGGTGAATGTGGTTAAATCCAAGCTTAACGAATGGAAGGTAAATGAGGAGAATTTCACCTATGACTTGAACGGTATAGGGCAAATATTCAAAGGATACTTTAAGTCTGCCGTACCGTTTAACAATAGAGAATCGGTGGCGAATGAAGATAAAGGACTTTACGATACTTTAAAGTCACAGGCAGCTTATTTGTTTGCGAAGAAACTTATCGACAGGGAGATTTCGATTGAGCCGCATTTACTTGAATACAGATTCAATGCGGGAAAGAATAGAAACGTTCATCTAAGACAAATATTGATGGATGAACGTAAGGCCATCAAAGCCAATACAACGGCCTGGGACAAGGGATTTTCATTAATCAAAAAGGCGGATATGAAGAAACTGGTGGGACATTCACCTGACTTTATAGAAGCCATGTTAATGAGGATGATATTTGAGATTAAAAAGAAAAAAAATACAGGTAAACCAAAGTGGGGGGTAAGATATTTAAATACCAATCACACATATTATTAAAATGATGAAACCAAGAGACATTAAGACAAAAAAAGTTTGGAAGCGGGTATTACCGTTTGGTTATTTATCGGGAAGCAGGTTTTCCGCTGCAGAAGAACCATTTTCGGCGCCATATGATAATCTTTTATATAAAACCATATCACAGGCGGATTTTCTAAGGGAGTTTTATCCGTCAGGGCATTCTATCAACGACCCTTCGGTTTATCCCGATATTTATAAAGAAGAAATCGTGCCAGTCTATGACGATAATGGCGAACAGACAGGAACTACACGAAGGATTTATAAAGAATATGTGCCAAGATATGCTTTTGCTTTTCAACAGATTATCGCATTAAAACAAATAATCCATCTTTGCGGTAACGATATTCAGTCGGAGTTGAATATCGGTAATCCTAGTGAAGATCAAAAATTGCAAGCGCTTCAGATACGTACCGGATGGGCATCTAAGGATATGGAGATTGCCTTTTACGAAGCGGTAAAATCGGTTAAGATTACAGGAGATGCGGCACACGTAGGATTTGTCAATAACGGTGTTTTCGGGTACAAGACATTGTCGTTTCTTACAGGGGATACACTTTATCCGCATTTCGACCCGATAACCGGAGAGTTACTCGTGTTCGCAAGGTCATATTACGATTATGATGAGGACGGCAATAAGATAACCGAATGGCTTGAAGTATGGGACGATACTTATCTTATTAGATATAAAAAGGGTAAGGGCAGTCTTAAAAATAGGATACGTGACATATTCGGAATAGATGGATATAAGGAGGTCTATCGCAAAGAACACGGGTTTCCGTTTGTTCCTGTAGCTTATCATAGAGATGACAATGGGGCTTGTTGGACACCATCACAAGATTCTATAGAAGGATATGAACTGGCATTCTCCCAGATGGCGCAGAATAACCAGGCTTACGGATTCCCCATTCTTTACCTGCAAGGTGATGGCGACACAGCAATAGGTAAGGAATTCGACATGAACGGGACAATCAAAGTGCTTGAAATGGGTAAAGAAGATAAAGCAGGGTATTTGAACGCCCCCAATGCTTCGGAGTCTTTCATGAAACAATTAGACACGCTTTATAAACTAATCTACGAACAATCCTTTACCGTTATACCTCCGGCTTTGAAATCGGGAGACCTGCCAGCCGCAGCACTTAAAATACTTTATTCTCCTGCTTATGAGAAAGCAATAACGGATGCTAATGAATTTCAGCCATTCTTAAACGATATGGTAAAGATATTTCTTTACGGATACGGGTTGGAAATGAAACGCACCATAGATTTTATGTCCTTACCGTTGAAATGGTGGATCAAGCCTTATGTACACGTATCGGAAAGTGCTATGGTTCAAGACTTGGCTACATCGGTACAAAATGGATTTCTATCAAAGCAAACGGCGTCAGAGAAGATTTCCATGTATTCTACTGTCAGCGAGTGGGACAGAATCATCAAAGAGCAGAAGGCAAAGAGAGCCGCAGAGCTTGAAGCGGAGATTGAGAGGATGAAGGCAATGAATAGTGAAGAACCGCAAATAGATATTTAAACAAATAGGGCTCATTGTGAGCCCTATTCTTTAATCGTGTTTTGATTATTTTTTAATGTTTTAATTTTAATTATTTTTTCGATGTGTAAAATTTCTCCAAAATTTCCTCGTTAATTGAACCTTCTTTGAAAAGCGTTATTATTTTATTTTTCATCTTACACATTTTAAGGCGATTTAATGCATTATTTTTCTTAAGTCGAATACTTCATCGGCTCGTATGTCAATCGTTGAAATAACGTCATCTGTGTACGCGAGGATAGTTCATCAGGATACTATTTGCTCGCTCGGTTAGTTGTATGTATATTTCACGAGCATACTTATCGCCTACTTCGAGTAACCCTTCAAATCGTTTAATGCCTTTTCGAATTGTTGCTCTGTTTTTTCCAAGAGCTTTTCCTATATCGCTTTCGCTCATATTTAAAACCCGCATCGAAAATGTATATGCAGCTGTTCTCATGTATGCTTTTCGTTTCGTTCTCGGAGCTTCGAAAACATTTTCTCCGTATACCTCTTCAAAAAATTGCAGTAGTGTCATATTAATATCTATTTTTAGTAAAGTGAATGATAATTAATTGTTTTGAAAGATCGTAGTTTATTTGTTTATAGGTTATTTCACCTCATCCCATTCGCTTTCGGTGATCACATATCCGCACTTTCTGCAGGTATGTATATACGTATAAAACGGAATAGTTTTTTTGACTCGTGCGTTTTGTACATGCTTACATATCGGGCATCGTATCTTCACGTGTTTTTCTGTTTTTCCTTTTCTCATTTTTAGATGTTTTTATTCTTTTTCATTTTTCAATGGCATAATCTTATAATCTGGAAACTTTTCAGTTTTGCCAATAATAATTTGTTGGCATACATCAGGAACAAACACCCATTCTTTGTTATATTCTTCTTCCTTATAATTATAAAAATTATAAAGAAAGCCACTCTCAACCCTCATCTTCCTAAATAAAACAGGGTCAACTATTATTTCAATTTCATGTAATTTCATAATCTTAAATTTTAATCATTAGCATGCGTTTCGAAATATTTTTCAATAATTCCATCCATATGCGCAAGCATGGATTCTAATGTTTCTAAACGACCTTTTAATCTGCCCGCCTCCAGGACACGGCATTCCTTTTCACATAGCTTTTTAACTACATCAATTTCATAGCGGATGTAGCCTGTCAATTCAAACATGTAGCGAATAAATTCTTGACTTGTTTCCATATTGTTCAATTTTATCAATGATTATTTCTTTTGCCGTAGATCCGACAATTTTATCCACTACCCTA